CGATTCCTCCACCTTCGTGATACCTCTGCATTTTTGCAATAGCATTAGCTGGGCTAACAAAACCTCCTTCATGGAAGGTTGGAAGATTTAAACCGCCTAAAGCATAATTAACTATAGGGCCAACAATTGCTTTTTGCATAACCATAGAAGCTATTTGATCGCCAATGTTGTCAAAAACATCTCCTAAATCTTCACCCCTGGCAATTGCATCTGACAACCCAGTAATTAAACTATCTTTCCAATCTACAAACTTCTGATTAGCATTTTCAATCTCCATACCCATGTCAACAAAAGCAGATGTCATCCAATTAATAGATTGTACTTGTTCTTTTGTATCTCCGCCTGTTTCTTCTTGGTCATTAGCCTGACCAAACTTATACAAACCGTAGAAATCAGTTGTAGTTTCATTTTCAAAGCCGAGCTCCCATTCCAAATCATTAATTTTAGCATTTAATTCTGCCCATTCATCAGACCACTCTTTTAACTCGCTTTGCTTATCTTTTAAGTAATCAATATATTCAGCAAGTGAAACTTTGCCGGCTTCATATTTATTTTCGTATACTTCTTCTTGAAACTCAGCTTCAGCTTCAAGCTCTTGTTGTCTAGCTTCTTCTCTTTCTTTTTCCTGCTTTTCCTGCTCTTTCTTCCACTTTTCTCTACCCTCTGTTATAGCATCAGCAATCATATCGTTGTAAAGCTGTTTAACTTTTTCTTTGGCTTTTTGAGCTTTGGAATCGCTTATGTCGAAAGTATCAATCAAACTTAATTTATCTTGCTTTTCAAATTCTAATTGTTTAACAGCTTTTTTGTAGTCTTCACCAATGGAATCAATAACTTTATTTCTTTCATATTTTTCGGACTCTTCATTTATACTTTGAAGAAATTTTTCATAATCGCTTAACCCAGAATCTACAACTGTTTCTCCACCATCTCCGCCGCTGTCGCCTGACTTAGAATTTAGCCTATCCCAATTTTCAATTCTGTATTCTAGTAATGCTACTTCGTCTTCTAACAATCTTCTTCTTTCGTGCAAAGATTGTTTTTCTTCTGCGGACATCGATAATTTTTCCCAGGTGCTTAAATCTTCAATACTTCTTGTATTAGAAAGCTCTTTTTGTTTTTCTTGCAGTAAGTCTTGAGCTTTTGACAACTCTTCTATATTGTTAATTGCATTCTTAGCTTCTTCCCCACCTTCATATGAAAAAGACATCCAGTCATAAGAAAAAGCATCCGTTATGCTTTTGATAGTAGGAACTAATGTGTCTTGAATATAAGGCAAAAATTCAGTTTGCAAAAAAGGTAAAAAATCATTTGCTAAGTTTCTTCTAAGCGCATCAAATTCTTCTGTTACTTCATGGGCCGCGTCTTTGAAGTTAACCCAGCTTTGAATATCTTCATCAGACATTACAAGGTCTAAATCATTAGCTTTTTCTATTAGATCATCAATTTCGCCAGTAGTGTTATTAAGTATTGGAATTAATTCTTTTCCGCCTCGGCCAAATAGATTCATTGCAATTTGATTTCTTTTTGTAATATCTTCCATATCAGATAATTTGCGAATTGTTTCAGGGAAAATTTCATCCATGGTTTTTAGTTGACCTGAACTGTCTGATATTTCAGCTCCCAACTGATTAAATGATCTAGTTGCAGTTGTTAATCCATCATCAGCATCACCAACATTTTTTTGAAATCTACCTAAAGCTCTAGTTAGCGAATCTAAAGTAGTCCCATTTTGCTCGGCAACAAAAGTCCATTCTTGAGTCGCTTCTTTTGTTAAGCCCATTTTTTGGCTTAATTTATCTACTTCATCGGCATATTCCATTGTTTTATTAATCTCTTTGCCGACTACATAACCAACTGATGCAATAGCGGCACCAGCTGCAGCCATTCCAGTAGCAAGCATTCTACCCGCTTTCTTAAGATCATCAAGTCCTAATTTTGCATTTCTAGCTTGCCTATTGGTTTGTTTTAGCTGACTGTTAAAAGTATCAAGTTTGCTTTCTGCCTGAACAATGTCACGCTTAAACTCACGATATTGCTTGTCATCTATCTCGCCTTTTTTGAACTTTTTTTCAACCTCGTCTTGCGATTGCTTAAGAGCGTTAAGCTCTTTAGTTGTAGAATCAATTCTGTTTTTAAGCAGTTTTTGCTTTTGAGATAAAAGTTCAGTCGATTTTGGAGAAAATCTCAATCCTCGATTGACCTTGTATAGTTCTCTTCCTATCTTATTTGATTCAGAACGGACATCTTTTAAGGCGGCATTTAACCCTTTTGTTTCTGCATCTATGCGGACGCTTATACCTTTTATCTGTCTAGCCATTTATCCACCTCCTAACTTAATAAGTTATTTATATCGTTTTGGTCAGCCGCTTTAATATTATTTTGGGTGTTATTTGTTTTACTTCTATTTGATTTTCCTGTAAAAATATCAAAGGTCTCTAAAAAGTCTCTAACTCTGAATTGATTAAGCTCTTCAAAAGACATATTCATTTTTTTGCTCATTGCAATAATAATTAAATGTAATTTGTCATCAGTCTCGCGGTTTTTGTTCTGACTCTGGTTTTCCTCCAGACTTTCTGGAACGAAAAAAGCCATCCGTCGATTCTTCGACTATCCCCTGAATGAATTTAGGATTTGTTACATCTTGACCAACAAAATCATTAACCCACTCTTCAAAAGTTGGAAAATCTCCTGGATAGTTATTTGCTTTATTCATAGCCCAGCCGATTCTTAACAATCCAACTGAATTATAGCTGCTAAAATCACCATTCATTAATTTGCTCATATTTTCTTTTTGAAATTTTGCTAAGTCTGCAATTAAATCTCTATCAAAAGTTTGGTCATAAAAAAGAAGGGCCATAGGAGAAGCCCTAAGCCCTATTTCTTTATTTGTTAGTTTAATTTTTTTCATTAATTAACACATCCTTAAACTACTGTATGATCAGGTAAAATAACTTCATTGAAGAACGCGTCAAATACATCTTGATTGGTGTCATTAAGTTCTAATACACCTTTAACAAGTTTCTTATCTCCGCTTTCAATTGGCAATACTGTGACCTCTAATGAGTCGGTGTCTGGAGTTTCGCCAGTGTCAGTAGTTGTGCTATCCTGAGAAGGCCTTGCCGCTTTGCATCTATAATAAACAAATCGTCTATCTTTTGCATCCCCTTTAATTTCACCCATTAAAGCAAATTCTTTTTGCTTATCTTCTGTGCTTTCTACTAACATTCCGTTAGTATCAACTGTCATTCCCAGCATTTCTGCAATAATTTCATCAGGAACATTAGCCACCTCAAGGGTCCCTGTATATCCATTATTAGTGTTGCTGGTATAATACTTTGTGTTGTCAGCATAGAAGTCATTTGTGTCACCTTCCGGGTTCATTGTTAGACTAACTGCCCCATTAACTGCTTGCGGAGCATCCCAGGCTGGTGAGCCTTCTGTTGCTGTAGCTTCATCAAAAAAAGCTACATGAGCATCTTCTATTCCAAATTTAACTTTATTTGCACTCATTTGTTAACCTCCTATTAGTGATATTTCATAAATCGTTTGATAAAAATCTTCGCTGTCGATATATTCAGGGCCAATTTTGTTGTAAGCTATCCCCAACTCTTTTAGTTTATTTTGAACTGATTGTTCGGTAGGCGGGTGCTTAACAGCTGTGTATAGTTCAACATCATAGCCTTCTATATCAAAATAAGTAATATTATCTGCCTTTAAATTGTTATTAGTGCCGTTACTGATTAAAATAAATGGTAGTGGTTTTGTTTCTTTAAACTTCCCATAAGCAGCCGGAAACCCCTCAGACTTAAACTCATTTATTAAATCTAAATAATTCATTTACCCACCACCATTCTCTAATATTTCATTGATTCGTTTTTCATACTGTGGAATATATTTTTTCTCAACTGGGCCTATATGAGGATAAGCAGGAACTCTGCCAGTACCTCCAGCGATAGCATGCCCTTTTTCGAGCAAATGCGTAAGTTGATAATCGGTTTTGTTGTAAACTGTGATCGCTATCCGGCCATGTTTTTTGCTGGTTGTATATGACCAGCCAGCTTTATAATCTCCAGTTAACTCAGGAGATTTTTCTTTAATTTCGTTTTTGATCTTTTTAGCAAATGATCTAGTTTCTTTTTCAATCTCTTTTTGCACATCTTCGGTGTAGTCCTGGACTGAATTAACTATCTCGTCTGCAAGTTGTTCAATATTGATTGAGTTAGGCATCACCATTCACCTTCTCGCAAGTAAGAATAGTTTTAGCTCCCAGCGATTGACTTTGAATAATATTATAAATATCGCCGTCGAATTTAATTTCTTTTTCGCCAGCATATTCTATTGAGCGAATCTCAAACTTAACTTCTGGCCTTAATCCCTGACTGGCAGCATTATAATATTCTGATGATCCGATTGAATTCTCATTAGCGAAAACTTCTCGCTCGGTCCGCTCTTCAACTTCATTTCCCCAGTCATCTTGAGTTATTGTCGATGAAATAAGTTTAATAACTTTGTTATATCGCATTTATTCCACCGCCGTATTATACTCTGATAGCATTGACATTTTGTTTTTTAGATTTTCATAAACTTCTAGAAATCTTTCGGCCTCATCATTGTCATAACCAAAATGACCTTTAGCATAGAGAATAATTGCATGCTTTGTAAGTGCATCTGTTTCATCAACAACTTTTATTCCGGCAGTATTGAGATCAAGCTTACATGATTCGATTAATCCAGTTACTTCATCATTAAAGGCGGTATTTGTTGAGCTGATTCTTAATGAAGTCTTAACATCATCTAAGAGAGCCATTTAATCGCCCCCTATACAATCAGATAAATATTAACATTAGTGCCGTTCATCGCGCTGTCTAATAGTGCTGTATTGTTTGCGATATTAGCAGAGTCAACAGCAACAGTTGGGGCAGTTCCTTCAAGAGTATTGTCGCGATAAGCTTTTAAAACTGTATTTCTTTCAAGCTTGTAAGGTAAGCCTAACTTGTTTGCTACCCCTACTTGAATTTCATCAGCGCCCGCATTAGTTTCTACAGGCAATTCAATGCTAGTGACAGATTTAAAGGCTTTATCACCCTGAACTTCTGTATCTCCATTAAGAGCAAAAGTTTCACTGATTGCATTATCATCAATGTCTGTTCCATTAACTATAATGTCACCGGCAACACTTGCTGCATTAGCTTTAACTTTTAAGTTTCTGGGAACATCAGGGTCAGTGATTCCTTCTGTAATTGTTTGAGTCTCGGCAGTTAATGCGGTAGTTCCTAAAACGCCCGCAATATCTTGAGCTTCAACTGGGCCTAAATCATAATGAGCAACGAATCCGCGGTCCACACTAAGAGAACCTGCATCGCTTGTTAATTTTTGACCTAAATTATGTTTATAACTATTCATATAATTTAACCTCCTTAATTAGGAAAGGGCTAGCATTTGCCAGCCCTTTTAAATATTTACTTACGCGCCTTTCTCAACAATGATTACTCCATTGGGATCAAGAATCTTTCCGTCAGCAATTAATAGCGCTTTGTCAACTTTTTCGTTATTATCGTGATCGGTCCAGCGATACATAGTCATTTGCATATTAGAGTTAATTGTGTAATCTGATAGTTTGCAGAATACAGCAACAACATCGCCTGTAGCAGCAGCTTCATATGGAGAAATAACATCATCTTCCACAAGCAACACTTCGCGGCCTCCAAATCTTTCTTGAACGCCGTTTGTTATTCCATAATTAGTTCTTCCAATTGGTTGGCCGTTAGCATCTGTCATTCCGTCAATATAACCTTCAAATGTTCCAGCTGCCATAATGAATGAACCGCCCGCACGATAAGCAAGAGGAATTTTAGCAAATACTTTCTTTTTCCAACCTTCCCACTCGGCAAAATCTGTAGATGATAGTGTAATTTCATTTTCTGTAGGAACTCTATCATCTTGAGTAATTCCAAGAGGTTGGCCCGCCCCAGAACCACTGATAATAGCTTTATCCATCGCTTTAATCATAGCTTCAACGATAAGCTCAGTAAGTGTGTTTTCAAATACACTTAAGGTAGTAACATCAGCAAGTAGAGAAACTGAAATGCGGCATTCAAGGCCAAAGTAAGTAAATGTAATCTTGTCGCTCATATCAGCTTTTTGTCTATCAGAAGTTGTTTCTTCTCCAATCCACTGAGCAGTTGGCTTCAGTGAATTTATTGGTACTTGTACTCCACCTTTAATATTAGTTTTTCTTACACGGCTGAAAATCTGGCCGTATTCTTCCATTTTGTCAATAACTTCTTCCATGATAGTGGTAGGAATTACAGCACCAGCATCAGAGGTAGTAGTTACTTGATCCACATTTTGAAATTTTTCAGGAATTTCTTCCATGCTTCCAGTCTTAGCGAAATTCATAAAAGCTTTTCTGTATTCAACAGAAGCAAACTTGTCATCGTTCTTCAAATCTTCATCTCCTTTGTTATCGATTTTGTCATCAACAATAAAGTTATTCTTCTTAGGCTCTTTATCTTTAAGAGCATTCATATTAGCCTGAGCTTTAGCAACTTTTTCGAACTTTTCGTCAAGCTCTTTAATCTCATTTTCTTTGGCCTCATAGCCTTCAATATCATCGTTTTCTATCATTTCTTCAGCTTCGGATAACAAATTGTTTCTTTTTTCAATGTAAACTTCTTTAGTTAACATTCAACACCACTCCTTTTGAGTTTTAATAAATTTAATTTAGCTTTATAAATGCTTTTATCTTTATTATCAGTCTTTTCTTTAGTTTCTTCTTCTAAATCTTTATCTTTGAGCAAATCTCTCAGCTTATTCACTACTTTAGGAGGCAGCATAACTTCATCATTAGCATTAAAACTAGCAGCTAATTTATTGCCTTCGTCAAACATAATCTGATCGACAAAACCTTTTGACTTAGCCTCTTGAGCGTTTAGCCATTTTTCACTATTCATCAAATCAAGCAACTCTTCTTCTGAAAGATTGGTTTTAAGTCGGTAAGCATTAGCAATTGACTTATTATAATTTTTTAAAACTTCTGCCTGGTGCTCCATCTCTCTATAATCGCCCTGAGCTCCACTCGATACATTATGTATCATTATTTGAGCTGTAGGAGATATTTTTACACTATCACCGGCCATTGCAACAACACTTGCCGCACTTGCTGCTACACCGACAATTTTTACATCTACATTATTTGCATGATCTTTTAAGATGGTGTAGATTTCAGAACCTGAGTAAACATCACCTCCAGGGCTATTGATTAAGACCTCTAAATCTTCATCATCAACTTCATTAAGTAGTTGATCTACATCTCTGGGAGTTGTGACTTCATAGCCAAACAATTCGTAAATCCATTTCTCATCATTTGCTACAATTATTCCTTTAATCGGTATCTTCATCTTCTACAAATTCACCTCCCTCAACTTCTGCTGTATCTAGCCTTCTAATTGGCTTGTCTCCTCCGTCAATAGGACCGAGATTCATAATTTCACGCCACTCATTAGGAGTTAAGGCGCCTCTATCAACCATATTCAGCAGATTAAGCTTTGTTTTCATTGAAGCATACTGCAAACTGCTTGCTTCAAAGATAATTTTGTTGCCGAAGCCTCTTTCTTTTCTGCTAAACAACTTTCTTGTAAATTCTTGACTCATTTGTTTAGCAAGCGGTTCAATTTCTGCTTCATAATAAGCATTCCATTCATCTTCGTTATATTTTGATTGAATAATTTTTTCATTTGTTCCAAAAAAGTTATACACTCTGACAGTTGTTCTATCCATTTGCGCAGCGTTAGGCACATAGTCATTAGGCTCAACTTGCTCAGCGTCAAAAGAAGGGTCAGTTGCTGCAGCGCCAACTTCGTTTTCAATTGACAAGTAATTATCGACGAATTTCTTGAGTTCTATTTCTTTATCCTCTGGTCTAATCTTAGATTTGAATTTAAGCAACCATCTAATAATAGCTCCGTTTTTAATCGCTTTGATAATTCCTTGATCAGTTGTATTTGCTACTTCCATTAATTGCTCAATGGCGTGTTTAGGAGGAGCTCCAAAAATATCATTCTCATTAAAATCTTGCCTTAAATGAATAACATCTTTATAAGGAACTTTTAAAAGTTTTGCATTTTTAAGAGTAAATTTAAGCATCATCTCATCTTGCTCATAAAAAACTTCTACCCCAGTCGCTGGAACTGGATATAATTCAACTGGATAACCAAAATCATCTCTAACAATTAAAATAAAAGCGTTGTTATTGAGTTGCAATTGATTAGTAACCTTTTCCTGCAGTAATTGGCCTGTCATATAAGGGTTTGGTTCTTCAAGCAAAAACCTCATATAAACATCCGGATTTTCTTTTAAGCCATCATTAGTTTTTCTTATATGCTTAGCATTTAACTTGCCTACAGCTTTAGCTTTTGGCCTTATGCAAGACCGAATAATATCAGACTCAAATAATTTGCCATTCCAAGCATAAAAACCATTGCCTCTTTGAGTTATTAGTTTTATTCCTGTCTCAGTTGGGCTTTTATTGCTAAAAGCACTTTTTATCTTACTGAATAACCCCAAATAATCACCTCCCTAAATCATGTTTTCATAATCTTGCATTTTGTCTTGGAGTATTACATAAGCATTAAGCATTGCAGCTGTACCATCAATTCTTTTTCTTTGATTACGCTGCTTTGCTGGTTGAATATTAAGGTTTTTGTCAATGTCAACAGATGTATTTGAAAGACACCATTTAGTAATAGGGTTGTTATTATAATTAATTTTTTGGGCTTTTAGGTCAGCCCCTAATTGTTTCATCGGTCCCGATAAAGTCTTTTTACCCTGAATCACCGGAATCATCGCCTCTTTTCCAAAATGCCCTTGCATTTCTTCGACCCAATAGTTTGCTGACCAGCTATCATAACCTATCCAGGGAACATAAATGTCTAACTCATTCTGCACCTCTAAATACCACTGTGTAACAAATTTAGGATGTACCTTATTACCTGGAGTGGTTCTTAAATAACCTTGTTCATGCCATAAATCATAAGGTATTTTATCTTCTCTGGCTCGTTGCTGTAATAAGTCTTCAGGCAACCAATACATAGACAAATTATAAATAGTTGGATCATCTGGGAGCATAAAAAGAACACTACTTGCAGTTAAGTCGGTAGTGCTGGATAAGTCAGTTCCTCCGATACCATAACGAGGATTTAGCTTTTCAATATCGAAAGTGGCTGTATTATTTAATTCTTCAAAGTTTAACCACGCTTCAGATGATGTTTCTCTGATATTAAAGTCTTTAGTGAGCAGATTTTTAACCAGTAATGGATTGTTTTGCGCTTTATGAACTTTAGTTTCCAAATTATCTCTTTTCTTAATAGTCCCAAGCCCCGGATTAGCTTTCGGCCACTTTTCTTCATTGGTCCACTCTGACCTTTTATCTAACTCATAAATAATTGGTAAAAATCTTTCGTCTTTGTAACCTTCTGGATCATCATATCCGTTAATTATCATTTCTGCTTCATCATACTTAAGATCATAAACCTGCTCTCTAACAGTACCAGCAGTTGTGATCATAAATATTAAAGGTTGTTCTCTTGCTGATGTACCGTCTTTGATAACATCGTAAAGGTTCTTGTCTTTCCATGCGTGTATCTCATCAAGAGAGGCTCCATGCACATTGAGC